GCATCAATCACAGCACTCTTTGGACTCATTGTGTGAATGTTTACGCCACCTTGCATCATTTCGTTTGCATCACATTGTGCTTTGATGCCACCTTTTGCTAGTTCGTATTCCATTTCTTCACAATCTTTGTCTGTGATGCCTCTGTCCATGTCGTAGTCACCATCGACTCTAATTGTGTGCATGTATGGTTCTGATTGTCCTTCGTAACCACTTGCTTCTGATTTTGTTTTTTCCATTTCATCAGCAATAGCATTTAACCAACTTGGCTCTGATGGATGTCTATCACCATCTGATACGTCAGCATAACCAATACCATCTGCTTCTTTTCTTAACATTGCGATAATTTCTTGTTTTGATTTGCCTGCGTACATGCTCTTAGGATCTTTGATGTCACTCATTACTGCATCTTTATAATCTTCATAATCGTGCATGTCAGCAAATCTTTCAGAATCTAAATCTGCTTGAGTCATAGGCTCTTCTTTCATGCCTTTTTCTTTTGCTTCAGCATCTAGTTCTGCTTTACGTCTCATAATTTCTTTTTTAAGTTCTTCATCTTTGTTTGTATTTGGATCCATTTGTAGATCTTGTATTGCTTTTTTCTTAGCCATGTAATCTTCTTTGTCTTTGATATCAGAATATTGTGCTTCGTTTTTCATCTTTTTATATTCTGACATACAACTAGCCGCCATCAACTTCATTTTTTCTTGATCACAACCTTTGTATTTTTCACAAATTTCTTTTTCAGTCATACCCTTTTCAACACACTTCATTACTTCTGCTTTTAAAGGCATTTTTTCTACTGCTTCAACAAATGACTCATCTTCACCAAATGGTGCAACTGCTTCTTCTAGTTCTGCTTCTGGGTTAGGAACAACATCTTCTGCTTTTGGTAATGCTTCTGGTTCTGGTTTGACAGTTTTCATTTGTAAACCTTTTACGATCGCCGCCGCTGTTGCTTTTTCCCAATCTTGAATTTTGTAAATTTCTGGTTCTCTGTTGATTTTCATTTGGATGTTTGGATCAGTTGCGTATTGTGTGTACTTGTCTGAAAGTCTTGCAAGGAACACACTCATTTCATCGTCTTTGATCTTTGCCGCCAAGTCTGAAAGTCTGTAGGCAATCTTTGCTTCTTTGTTTGTGAACGAACCAACTTTTTCTGGATCATATTCTTGCTGTGTAGCATTTGGTTGATGCATATCAATTTCATCACCTGCTTTGATCTTTGCCATAATTCTGTTAGCAATCGCTTTTGATGAATTGTCTTGTTCTTGTTTTGCTTCATCCATGATAGATTGTAACAATGGAAGTACTTCACCAATCTTTTCATCAAACTTTGTAACTGTAAATTTGCCTTTTAATTCTTCTAATGCTTCAATTGATGGTTCTACAGTTTCTGATGCTTTGTAATTTTCTGAAAATTCTTTGTAACCACTTGCAGTTGTTAATTTGTGTATTGTTTTTTTGATGTCTGAAACTTTATTATCAACTAATGGTAATACGTCTGCCGCTTGTTCTTGTACTTGTGAAAAGCGTCTTGCAAATTTCGTAACTTCTTTTAATTTTGCTAATTGATCTGATAGGTTAACAATTGCTTCGCCAACTTCATCATGTGGTTTACCACCAGCATGTACGTGACGTGCCATTGCTCTAGCACCATTTAAGTGAATGTGTGGATATTTAAATCTTTCACCTTCTGCTGTTTCTACGAAAATACCTTGAATATTTCTTGATCTAGCACCTCTGCTAGTTTCATCAACAGCTTTGTTGTGTCTTACGATCACTTTAACACCTTCAAGTTTTTGTTCACTTGTTTTTGTTGAACCTTGTAGTGGTGTATATCCTTCAGTTTGTATATCCGTCATTGTATCTTCCTTACCTTGATCAACTTTAAATGCATAATTTTTTGGCTTCAACTCTTTGCCAAAAATCCTATGATCAAAATCTAGCATATAACTCTTTGTAATATGCTTTATGTTATTTATAATTCCTTGAATATTTTCATCTGTTTTCTCAGCACCCTGATGCAACTTAATTTCGCTGTTATCAGGATCTAAATGAACCATGTAATTTGGCATTTTTACATAAAAATAGCGAGATTGTTCAGGATTTACTGTTTCATTGCCTGTTGCTGAATCAAACATCTGTACATCATGCCCAGATCCCTTGATGATCTTGAATATTTTATTCGCTACTGTGTTAAAATCTACTGCCATAATATTATTTATCCTATACTACCAATATATTCTACCCATATGACTTACCCTATTAAAGCTCTCTTCCTGTTTTGGCACTGAATGGTAGCTTTTATCTGTGTTTGCGTAGGCAAAAAACACTCCTGGTAAGCATGGTAATTGCTTTGTTTTTGGTCTCCAATCATCTGCGTCATTTACAAGATCATGCATCCATAGTCCAGTGTGTGGGAAATCAGATGTATCTGGTAGATATAATTGATATGTTACACACATTGTATAATTTTCATTATTGTCTTTATTAACATTATTCAAGCAATGCATATCCGTGTGTGGAGGGAGTGAAGCACCTTGAATATGCCAGGTATTTGTTTGATTTACCAAGTATTTTTCTGGTAATTGATATCCTAGCTTTGTACAAAGTTCTTTACAAAAATCTTTACTTGCAAAATGTTCAAAATTTTCACAATCATCTGATATTTTTACACATCCTTTCATGTCAGGGTGATCATCTTCATGCCAATTAAACTCACTTTGTATTTTTTTACTTAAATGTATTGCTTCTTTCACTTCTAAATAATTTTCAATAAGCACACATTCCCATGGCTTTTCGATAATAGTTGATTTTTTTATTTTTCCTACGTCAAACATTTTATTTTAAATAATTATCGGCATTGGCTCTTGATGATCATCATCATCGTCTAGACGAGCTCCTAATGACTCTTCCATGGTAGCATCATATTTGGTTAAAAAGTCTGTCATACGCACTATCAATAACAATGCTGATACTAGATCATCATGCTCACCTGACTTTGCTTCAAAAGAATTGCCTTTTGCTACGAAAACTTTTAATTCTCTAACCAAAGGTTTAGAGTACAAAGTTATTTTATCAGATTCTACCCATGCTTTTAATTTTGAACATGCAGTAACTTTTGATTTGTTGGTTGTGTTGTAGCCTTTGCGTACCACTCTACGTTGTTGCCCACCTTTTCTTGGTTCATGTAAGAAGTATCCTGGAAATTTATCTTCTCCCATTTCATCAACTGTAACTATTGCCGCTTCGCCTAGTGTATTATTTTCAATTGTCCAATATATTTCTGGATTTGGTGTACCAGTCGCACGTAATTGCTGATCCAATTCTTTGAGTATGCTATGCATCACCCTGACTTGACCTTGTATTGGTGTTTTGTTGTGTTGCCATTCAGCAACTTGTTTGAAATCAGGTAAACTAAAAACTTGTATAGCCGCAAAATCACCACCCGTGCCTAAACAAGGATCCAATGATACCACATAGGTGTTGCCCTTCTGCACTTTTTGATACCAACGTACTTGTCCATGCTTGACTAAAGGTTGTGTTCCTTGCAGTGTGATTAATTTTATACCATCAATCAATGTTTCATCAAATGCAATAAATTCACATTCATGTTCTCTTCTAAATCTTTCTTCACCAATACGTTGTCTTTCTTCTTTTGCCCATGATTCATCTCTTTCTGGATGTTGACTCCAATGTACGAATTTTGGTCTGAAGCCATTTAGTCCTACTTCTGCTGGATTTCCATATTCATCCTGCATTTTGTTAGCACCTCTCCATATTTGTGCAAACAAATCATCATCATTGTTTGGTGTTGATGTAATAATACATTTACCACCTGTTGATAATGTTGGAGATAATGAAGTCCAAAACTCTCTAGCTTTATTTTGTGGTTCAACGAACGCAAACTCATCCATATATATCATCGATATGGACATACCACGTCCTGTTGTTTCTGTGGTTGTTTGTGCCATAATCCTTGATCCGTTGTCAAAGTCCATCGACCCTTTGTTGTATGATGTTACTCCACATCTGATATAATCTGGACATTCTTCATAAGCAAATCTCACACGTTGCATGATATCTTGAGCACCTTGATATTTGTGTGCCGCAATCAGTATCAATACATCCGGATTGAACATGGCATACCATAATAGATAGCCAGCCGCACAGGTTGTTTTACCTGTTTGCCTAGCACACATGGCAATCGCAAACCTATAACCATTGTATGTTTCTAATAATTCTTCTTGGAATGGATATGGATTGAATTTCATACGTCCTCTAGTAGGATGTTGAATCCACATGTGGGTTTTCATAAAATGTAAGTAACCTGTTTCTAAGTCTGCACACTTTTTTAAATCTTGCAGTTGCTTTTCTGTGTATTTAGACTTTGCGTATGCTCTTTTGACTAGGTTACCTTCTAAAACTTTACTACGTGCCATACTTGTATTTATGCTAATTAAATACGCACTTAATGAATATTGAAGATATCGTCTATAGGATTAAATTCTACTTGTTTTAGATGTCCTGCATATGAAAGATAAATGTCTTTGATACGTGCATCGATATTTTCATGCCAATAATTTAAAAATTCATGTGCTTTTGGAAACTGTGGAGGTATGTCATCAAACTGCCATAAGAATAATTGTAGAATGCTTTCGTAATCTGGCATCCAATAGTAGACTTTGATTGTTGTTATTCTTGTATCTTTGATTATTTGGTCTCTGATACGCATAAAATTATTTATGGTATGCTAGGTGATATATAAAACAATAAGATAATATGTAAGATAGTGTAAACCTTGGTCAATCGACGATAAAAACCAATATGCTTTTTCAGGAGACTTGATGTTAAACTTTTTTTGTGTTCTACTTTTTAAATGATCAATATTCCAATGTGCTATGTAATCAAATAATCCAATCACAACTGCATATTGCCATGGAATAAAAAATAATAAAACAAACAACGTGCCAAAACCATGTTGTAGGTAATGCACCTGTGCTGATAAAGATGTGTATACTGATTTCTTTTCTTTGTAAGTTAGTAAACTTTGTACCCAAAGATCAATAATACAATGCTTAACAAGTAGCAGAAAAAATATACTGCTTACTGCCGACGACACTGTAATTATTCTTCAAGTTTGAAGTTTTGATATTCCTGTGCTAAACGTGATTCTTTTTCTTCCAATGTTTCTTCAATTGGATTATCACCTTGTCTTGCAGGAACAAATCTTAACTTGCGTTGTGCTTTTTTTGATGGTGTTAAAGTGTCAATGTCAATTTCTTGCTCATCTGGTTCATTAGTACCAGCAACTTCAACTTCTTCCTCTGCAACATCATCTAATTTAGGTGTTACAACAAGAACTGTTGGCTGAATACCAGCAAGTGTAAGTAATCTTGACAATGCATCATTTTCTGTAATTTTGTCTGACATTACTTTTTCCCTTTCGCAATATAGCTTGTAACTTTTGATTCTTGTAATCCAGTTACTACTTCGACATTGCCGCCTTCTTTTTTCTGAGCTTTAGCAAGTCCTTTTAGGAAATCTTGTTTTGATTTTTCATCATGTACAATACCGTCAACATCAGCTGACTCATCTTTTTTATAATCTTGCCCCATAACAGGCTCATAAGCGTCATCTGATTTTTCAGCATTTAATTTATCTTGTTCAGCTTGTAAAGGATCACCTTCATGACAAACAACAACTGATTCATATGGTAATCCCATATGATCTGATAAATGTCTTGATAATGTTTGGTATGAAATTGGCATAGTAGTTGTAACTTCAATAATTGTTACTTCTGTGTTAGTAACATTTGCTGGAAAATCCAAAGGATGTTCTTGCATAATAGTTTTTTTAGGACTACCTATTTTTACTACACTGTATGGAGCCAATGCTAATTCCATTGCATCTAAATGTGAATCTTCAAGTATACCAGCAATTTTTACTTTGAAAGTGTACTCTTTTACTGCTTCAGTTAGATATTCTTTAAATGTTTTCATCGTTAATTTCCTATATTTTTATTTATCTTTTTTATCGTTATCTACTCTGTCTAAGATTTGTTTTAGTAATTCATTGCGATCACCAACAACATAACCTTCTCCTTCAACGATATCTGGTGAATCATCACCTGTTTTATTCATTTGATCGACTCTTTGTTTCTTTAATTGTAGCTCAACCATGCGTAATTTCTTTTCTAATTTTGCGTTTTTGGCTTCAACAGCATTTTTAAGCATTGTGGAAGCAACTTCAAACAGCTTTCCTGAGTGTCTTACTTCAACATTCATGCCTAAATTCATTAAATCTTGGTATGATTTCATTGCTTCTGTGGCGTATGTGTCCATATCTTTGTCTTCAGCATCAAGTCCTGTTACTTGTGGTAATGCACGATCAATCTTTTCAGCAGTTGAAATCGCTCTTAAGATTGGTGTTGTATCGGTGTTCTTGAGGCTTTCTTTTTGAGTTTGCTTACTACTTTCCTCTTGAACTTCTTCGCCGCTGTCTTGAAGTTCCTGATCTTCTGTTTGCCCGACATTCTCTTGCTCATCTAAACCCTCCTTGGCTTGACTTATGATGTCTTCCATTGGTATTTTGTTTTCTTCTGTCATTTTTTTAACCTAATTAACTACGTATATAATTATTTATCTCTTTAATTTGTAAATAGAGTCTTCATTTAGTATTCTAAACATGATACCTTTGCGTTTACACCATTCTCCAGCCGCTTTCCATTTTGCTCTATTGAGTATGATTGTGGCCCTGTCTTTAGTATTCTTGGCGGCTTCTTGTAGAGTCTGTGCCCTTGGTTTCACTTCAAGCATTTCAGCACGTGGCCTTCCATTTTTGGCCAAATATTGTATTAAAAAATCTGGAACATACACTGTATACTTTCCTGTGAAAGGATTACGATAAGGAATTTTTACTGGTTCACTTGACCATGAAATTATTTTTGGATTGGTGTCACAGAACTGCATGAATGCCGCTTCCCAACTTGATCGATATATTGGTGCACGTTGCCCAACATACTTTCGTGGGTTTTTCATTTCGAATTGTCCTTGTTTAAAATAAGCCATCAATAGTATTTAACACTATTTGTCTTTGTTTTTATTTTCTAAATAGGTTATTAATATCATCACCCCAATCGATAATGGCGTTCCTACTAAACACAGTAACCATGCCATGCCCAGCGTCATTTAATAAGCGATCATTCTTTTGATATGATTTGGTGTTTGTGAAACTGTTATGACTGTGCCAATTTGACTCGTTATTGGACGATAATGATTAATAAGTGTTAATCCTAAATCTGAAAATGCAATTGGATCTGCTGTTGATTGAAACAATTCATCAAAATTGATATTTAAAGTTTTTACAGAATCAATACAAAGTAATGCATAAGCCTTTGCAATCTGTTCATTCATACCTGACGCTGTGAAAATACCAAGTATATAATCGTACTTCGCAGGTGATATCTGAGATTGTATTCCACCATATTGGTTTAATATTAATGTTGTAACATCTTGCGAAGATAAATTAGGTTGTGCATTTTGAATAGCATTAAACACATTACCAAACAATGCTACTATCTGGCTTTCACCTCCTACTCTTGCTGTTATACTTGTACTTTGATTTGACATTATCTATATCCAATATTGCTGTTAGAAGCATTGCCTCTTGAAACATTACCATTAATATTTTTTGTTATCTTACCGTTAGCATCAACATTAGTTGCTGACTTGTTACCTTTAAAATTTTTGCTGTCGGTATTATATCTTCCGTCACCTGGTCCTATTGATTTAATTTTATCTCCAAGACCTCCTATGAAATTTGAATTTCCTGAACCACCTGATTTACCACCTGCTGTAAAACTTGACACTGCTGATTTAGTTGTGCTGTATACCGTTGACGATATTTTGTTTATCGCATCACTGAACGGTGTTGTGCTTATATTTCTAAGTCCTCCACCAAATGACGCTCCAGTTGTACCTGTTTGGTGATTAAAATTTCCTGGCAAACTTAATATCGATCCCGAACCTGATGACCTTGCAGTTTGTTCATCTGGTATAGCAGTTGTTAATCTAGTCCAATCATAGTCTGGATTTTGACTTGTTCCATCACTTCCTTCAGTTGCCGCTTGTGCTGTTGCTGGTGTCTCTGGCATTTTTAAACTGTTCTCAAAAAGTTCATCAAAGTCAACAGCAATGTCGTGTGACTCAGCTGACATATCATAATTCAATGTTTCATATACGACTGTTTCGTATGCAAATTGCAATCCAATTTCAATTGGTGAACTTGATTCATATGACAGGACATCATGATCCATTGATATAACTTTTGGATGTACAAATCTAATCAGGTTGTATTTTCCGCCGTGTACTATGAATAGATCTAAACTTTTTATTGGATAAGTTCCGCCCGACACACTTGATTCTAAACCAAAGTTGTGTTCAAACATAAATTCATTTTCACTGGTTAATGGATTTTGTGAGTACAATCCTTTTTTACCAGGTCTGGTTCCACCATATTCTGGAGCTCTGTTTGTTCCATCTTTTAAGTTTAACTCATATAGATATCTCCAAAATTTTAATGCTGTGTTGTTCATTGTATCATAGAAACGCAAACTTACTGGATCATAGTCAACACGTCTATAAACATTTCTTTTTCTGTTGTATTGATTCAATGTATCATATTGGAAATTAACTTTTGGTCCATCAATTTGTTTTACATTGAAAACTAACGAACGTCTGATTGTTTCCATAACTTGTTGACGTTTGCTTTTTAAGTCATTGGATCTTTTGCTAAACATACCTGGAGGACCACTGCCAAGTAAGTTTTGGTTAACTTGTATTTGTTGATCTAATGCTTCGATGTCAGCATCACTAAAAATTGTTTCAAATTGTTGATCGGATGTTAATCTAAATGTTGCAATGTATTCAAACTTTTGCCTTGGCACACCAGTCATTTGTACCATAGGTGCTTGTCTTAAACTAAAGTTGTCTTGTGCCCTTGTAGGACCTTGTAGAATTGGTTCACCAGTGTCTGAAGCTGACCTGTTAAAACTTTGTAAAGAACTAGTTTTTGCTTCAGCGTCTGACTTTGTTTTCAAGGCGGCGATAGCTTCGGCATTTTGATCTGCCATTATGTTTGCTAGTGCATCATCACCACCATCTCTAACTGCTTGAATTTCTGACTCAGTAAACACCGAAGCAGTAGTGTCCATCGATGAAAATAACTTTTTCTGCTCCGGTGTTAATTTTTTTGCCGGTGTAACGTTAAACCCAGGTTCTGGCATTGTAAAAACTCCTTACATCAAATATTAAGATATACCAGTTCCAGTACCAAATGTTAATGGGAATTGTGGGAATATTTCTCCGCCACCAGGACCAAAATGTGTAGCATTATCATATCTCATTGTCATGATAACTTGTACTGGTTCTGACACAGCGTAATCACCGTCTGAATAATCTACGTTCTGTAAGAAACAACCTTCTAGATTCCATTGTTCTAATTCAGCATCATTTGTACCATCTAAGATTTCAATCTTAGTTGTAAATTTGTACTGACCGCCACTGATTGGACCAGTCTGTTCAAAGTGGTTCATTTGCTTCTGAACTTGTTGACCTGTTAATCTTGAAATACTGTTGTTGATGTCATCACGTAAAGTAAGTGTGATAGGCTCCCAAGTGTGTTTGCCCATTAGGTATGCTACTGAGTTGTAAACGTGTACAGGTACTTCTTCGTGTGTAACTTTTGGTCTCGTCACGTTCATAACTTGTTGTGTTAAGTCGATCGGACTTGCACCAATGTTACCAAAGCCTGTAAAACGTACTCTAAAACGATATTTAAGTTTAGGCTGTAAAATACCGCCTCTGCCTGTAGCACCGTCTATTGGTACGCCGAATTTGTTTAATGTAGCCATTGTAATCTCTCCTTACAAATTAATTTGTATTAATAGTATTTAGCAAAATATAGGAAAATTTGGAAAAAAATTTGAACTTAAAGGGTAAAAAAAAGGCTACTGTATCTCTACAGTAGCCCTTTTTGGTGTATTTTATCTATTAACTATAACTCATATTCTCACCAGTGTTCTTTATTCTGACCGGAATGTATATAAATTCTGCCGCTTTCGCTGGCTGTATAGCTACATCGATCCACATCTGGTTAGCATCAATACGTGTTGCTGTGTTGTTTGTTTCATCACAAACTACTAAGAAATCGTATAATGCTCTTTTTGAAGCCAAGTCTGCTAAAAATCTTTCGAAAGTATCTGCTACTTGATCTCTTGTCATTCTGTCATTTAATTCAAATAAGAATGGTTTTGCCAAGTTATCAAATTGATATCTTAGGTAACAAATTAATCTACCTACGTTAACTCTATCAAGTGCTGATGCTGTTGAGTGTAAAGATTTTTGCCCAAATACTACTAAACCTCTGTTTGGCATGTAAGCAATTGGGTTAACTTTTTTAGAGTAAAGTGTGTCTCTTGAACCTTCACTTAATACAACTGAATTATATTCGCCCGTTTCTGGATCAATATAACCAACTGATGAAGCATTTGATACTAAACCTCTTTGGTAACCTGCTGGAGCAAACCATTGGAATGCCGCGTTATCATTGAAAGCAATAGTTCTTAATGCTACGTGTGAAGCTGGAACAACTACGTTGTTACCGCTTAAATCAGTTGTTAATGCTGATGGGTAGTAAACAGCCGAGTAAGTGTGGCTTGATACTAATCCGTCTTCACCGTTAGTTGTTGCATTTGCTGAGTTTGACATCCAGTTAGATACTTCTGAAGGAGTTTTTAATCTAAATGGAGCATCAACTATAATAAATGCAGTTTCTTTTTTCGCTGTGTTAAGTGCGATCATTTCATCATATGTTTCTGGATATCCAGGACATGCAATTAAATTAAAGAATCTTGATTCAGCTTTAATTTCATCGTTGCCAGTGAATGCCGCCTGCATGGCAGTTACTACAACCTGTCTCTGTGCTTTTCTACCCATGTAAGGTGAACCATCTGGTTTGTTACCAGCTTCGTTAACCCAAATTGGGCCAATGTCAGTACCACTTACTGTGTATGATGTTTTGTAACATTTAACATTGTAACCAGATACTCTTGTGTTGAATAGCATTGTACCTACCGCGTAATTAGCCGGACTAGGTGCGTCTGCATTGAACGAAGCGTATGCTGAACCCCAACCTTGTTCTGAAGTTGTTGTACCAGCTGGGTTACCTACTGCATCACCGAACACAATGCCTGAAGCTGATGATTGATCAGTATTGTCTATTAATACCCATGCACTTGTACTTGTATTGTATTTGTAAATTTTTGGATATGCTTCTAACTCATTTGAGTCAATCCAAATGTCACCATTTTCTAGTGCTGTACCATCTGACTGTTTAGTTGGTGCTGATGATACCATTTGTAAGTCTCTTAAGCCACTTGCTTCACCGTTTGGACCCGTGTTAACTGAACCTGCTGTGAATGTGTCTTTTGAGTTCGCATAAGCAAACCATTTCATAGTACCACCATCGTTCTCAGCAATATACATATCTGCTGTTAAATTAGTGTCATACCATAAAGTGCCGTCAACCGGTGAACTTGTTGGTGCGTTAGCTGAAGCTTCGTAAGTTAAGTTACTCCAAATTGAAGCCATGTACCATGAATCAGCACCTGAAGCCATGTTATCTGTAAAGCCTAAGTTTGCTGTTGTTACGCCAATTGTGTTACCTGCTGTTGTTGTATCTTCAATCCAAATGTTCTTACCATTTGTTCTTTCAAGTTTTAAGTACTCTTTTGTACCTGAACTTGCTTCAATTGATGCTACAACTTTTTTAGCTGTTAATGCCGCATCATTGTTGATACCTGCAACTATTTCTGCAAGTGTTACATTTGATCCTGCACCACCTGCCGCTGTTACTGTTACATCAACGTTACAGATGTTTACTTTTAATCCATCTTGTGAACCAGTTAAGTCAATACCATTACCTGAAAGATCAGCTGTCCCAGTAGCTGTTGTTGTAGTAGCTGAACCTCTCAATTTGATTTCGTATTGTACTTCCGGTGTTGTGTTGTTTGCTGTTTGTTTGTATGTTGCATTGTCAATTCTATCATTGTTCCATGCCGCATCATTGTCATCGTCAAACATTGTGTATAATGAATTTGCCGCTGGTGTTAAGGCTGTAATAGCATTATCATCATCAGCATACATTGGTGCTGATACTGTTGACCATGCGTTAGTAGTTGTTGAATAATATTTTACTACTACATTAGCACCGCCGCCAACTGTTGTTGATTTAACCCAAATCGAACCTGCTACGCCGGCACTTGGTGCTGACCCAGAACCTGGTTGGATGTAAACGACTGGTGTACCTGTTTTTGCAGTTACCCATGTATCTGCACCTACTTGGTACCATTGTCCTGAAATCTTTTCC